AAGTTGCGTTTATTCCAGAACTACCAAGATTGAAAGTACCATTTGATGTCGTTACCGTAAGTTGTGGTGTTCTCTCTAAACCGCTAATCTGATTGGTTTGATTCCAATTGTCAATTATGTTGTTTATATTACCATTTAAGTATGTATGAGGAGTTTGAGAATGATTTGAGGTAAAGTTATTTCCTCTTCCAATTATAAAACCAGACTTACCACTATTGTTCTTGACAACAGAATTAGTTGCTCTTAATGCAGTAAACCTTAATATCGTTAAAAATTTATTTTCAAGTTGCTGGTCTGCTGGTACTGGGTCTTCTATTCCTATTGGCATATTAAATCTATCATCTACATACACAAGGTCTGGAATCGTAAAGATTGGGGATTGTTGTAGATTTAAACCTAAATCAAAAAGTATATTGTCGTTATCTTGTACCGAAATATTATCTCCACCTAACCATTCTGGATAATTTGTTGGAAAGAATCCAGATGCATCTTCACCACCACCTTGACCTTCAATTTCACTTGCTTCAAAAGATGCAATCTGAGTTACCGCAGTGCTTGGTGGTGTATTCTCATTTATCTGTACAATTGAGTTATTGAATACTGAAATTAGATTATTCATTGAGGATATCGTACTATCAGTTACTGCTTCTTGTGTTAACGCATTTCTTAAACTTAATATTTGTTCTTGAATACTATCTGAGAATCCATCCAATGCTCCTCTTGCATTAGCACTACTATTTTGTGCTAAATTTCTTTCTGTCGTTATAGTAGTTATCTGACCATTTAATGCATTGATTTGATTTTGTAAACCAATAGCCGAAGTTATTTCAGTTTCTAATTCCGTTGTTAAATTAGCTACATCATTTTGTAAATTTGATATTATTGCTTCATCAGAATCTACAGTAGTGAATATAGCAGATGCTCTTGTCTCTTTTGGTTCTGGATTGTCTACTACACCAGCATCATTTCTTCCTATGATTTCTATTACATAAACACTTTCTGATTCTAATTCAAAGGTTCCCCAATCTATTCTTGGGTTTCCATTGTTTCCAAAACTAAAACTCGTACTACCTACTGGAACTGATTTTTCAAATATAGGAACACCACTTGTATTTTTCTGTATATTTTCACTTGTTAAGGAAACCCCAATATTTTGTCCTGGGTTAATCTTGTAAATAGTAACGAGTTTTGAAGTTACATTTACCATTGGACAATTTACTTGTATATGTTGTGCTATACCAGTTGAATCAATCTGACCACTACCATTAAGTTGAGCAGATGGTAATATTTCTACAAGTTCTCCTGATTCATTAAAAGAACCAAATATTGGTTCTTGTGCTAACTGAGTTTGTAATGCCATTACTTGACCACTTAATGAAGCGTTTTCGTCTAATAAAGCGTTATTTTCTCCTACTAAAGTTTGATTGTCTGCAGTTAATCCATCGTTATCTGCATTTGCTTGGTCAAGTAATGCTTGTAAATCATCTAAATCTAAACCAAGAGTTTCAAGTTGTCCTTGTAAACTTGAAATAAAAGATGGGTTGAAAAGTGGAGTACCATCACTAAAAGCATAAGCGTAATTGTCACCGACACTATTGTCGGTTTCTTCAAAATTAGTTATATCTCCAAAAGTAGTTTTTCCTAAAAGTGTTTGTAAAAACGCTTTTATCTGTTCACTACTTGCTCCACTATTTAAAAAGTTTAAAGCATCAGAATATGGGTCTGATACTTCTTGTGTTTGTCCTGGTGGAGTGAACTCAGAAAATTCAGAATCGTATAATTTTTCAAAACTTTCTTTTGTCAAATATTCTTTTAATTCTGGATTCTTATCAAATAATTCTGCACCAATTCTATTTCCTTGTCCACCAAGATTGAAAGGAATGTTTAGACTAATATTTAGACTTCCGAAATTTCTTAAGCCTCGTTTTTTCTTTTTTCTTGCCATAATTTAATTAGTTTTTGTTTATTTTGAAGAAAAATCCGTCATCATATATATCTATCAAACCATTTCTTTCTGTTTTTACAATTAACCTAAAGTACCTATTTGGTTGTAGACCATCTGTTCTAATATCAAAAAAACTACCAGTTGAGTCACATGATATCTTAGTGTATGATGTATCAAACGGAATTACAAAATCATCAGTATGTGCATCTTTTACTGCATAGTAAGAAGATGTTGGTAAATAGTTTGTATCCAATGATTGTAGTGTTGTTGTATAACTTCTTGATGGATATCTTTCTCTTCCAACAATTCTAAATCTAACTCTTTCTCCATCAACATATTCTCTTCTTAAATTTTTAAAATATACTATCTTATCTTCTGCTTGTAATTCTGATAAACTTCCAGTTGAGAAACTTGAGTCATCCCATGCAAACTCCAACTTTGGTGGAAATATAGTATTTGTATCTTTTGAGAAAAATGATATTCTACCATGTTCTTGATTTGAAGATTCATCAGTATCTGCTCTCTTTATCATAAAACCCTCATTTGGTCTTGAACCACTTAACCAACCTTTTACTATATCTGTAACATCCATTCTGACATCAGTTTGTACACCACTAAAACTTTGAGATGCTGCTGAACTTGTAAACCATGTTCCACCACCAGCATTTTCTGAAAAAGAACCAGTAGTTGTTGAATTATAACTCGCCGTTAACCAAGAGTCTCCACTATTTGTGTTTGTACTATAATTTCTGTATTGCCAACTTACTCCATTGAAATTTTTAGGACTTTGTAGTTTTCTACCCGTACCATTTGAGAATGATTGTGAAAGTGGATATGCGTAAATTTCATGGTCATATGGAATACCATACTCTTCAAATGTATGTAAATTTAAATATGCTTTAAAACCTAATCCAATTGTACCATCTACTAATGACTCTGAAACTGTAGATAAATCATATTTTTGTACAATACGAGAATTGAATTTTTTTGGTGTTTCTGCTTGTGTTACTATCTTTTCTAATTCTAATACTTGGTCAATACCAGTATTCATTGATGCCGAGACTTCGTATAATGTTGCGTCTTTTTCTGGAAAAATATGAATAATCATTATGATACCACCCTACCTTGTATGTCTGTGTTAGGAAACTTTACTTCAAATATAGACGGGTCAAGACTTGGATAAACTATGTTATCTCGTGTTGCTTCTTGTATATTATAAACATTTCCAGAGTAGTTTGAATCTGTATCAAATTTATTTACAATCTCTAACGCTGGTATATTAGAAACTCCCTCTGTTAAAAATAATTCTCTTTGTAACTCTGATACAAGTATTGGTTGATTTATCTGCCATTTATCAATTTCAAAAAACTTCTTTATGGCATCTATACATCTTAGTAAAACCACATTTGCATTTTCAGTAGGTACTGGAACAACATCAAAATTAACACCAATATTTATTATGAAAGCATCTTTTATATTTACTGCGTCTGTCATCATTCTATATTGACCTAAATAGTTTTTCAAATTCTGTTTTATTGCAGTATTTACTTGAGTTAATTTTTTATCTCCAGTATATCCGAGTGTATATAAATTCATTGCCAATGGATTAGAAATTCTGTTAATTACCTTTTCGTCATTTTCTTTTTTTTGTTGAACTTCACTTTCATTTAATTGTTCGTCTTGTACTATATATGCTTTTGTTACTGCACCTAATCTTGGTGGCATAGTATATGTTCTAATTATGTAATCTTCTTTGGTAACAACCCTACCTTGTGCTGCAAAGTTTGCTAAAGCGTTCTGTCTAATCTCATCTAACGATTCTGCACTCCCACCACCAGTTGCTGCTTCTTCATTGTTTACCACTATAGATGCTCTTGCAGTTGCTATCTTGGTGGCATCTTTACCAAAGTCGTCAATTGTAGTTGATATAGCTTTTACGGTTGTTACATCTCCTTGTGGCACATTACTTTGAATACCACCACCTACAAGATAAGAAAAAGTCAAAGTAGTACTACTTGGTACTTGACCATAAGTTCTTGTGTACATAAAATTAGATGGGTCAACATTTGTATCAACACTATTCAAACCTTCTGGAAGAGTTGAACCAACATTATCTGGGTTTGGTATGATAAAAGCGTCTGGGTCACTTGATATACCACCACCAAATTCTATATTTGTAGTATTATCAGAATTTATTCTTGTTGTAAATCTACGAGAAGACTTCTTTAATCTTAGTATGTAAGGTGCAGTATCATTATATTGTGCTAACTCCGTATCAAATTTTGCTGTATTTTCTACTTCTTCAAATACCGTTTCTTGTCCTAAAAACGGAACTTCATACCATTTGTTACTATCACTATCAGTACAAGATATTATTCTGATAACATTGGTGTCTGGTAGTTTTACCGTGCCAAACTTTTCTGGTGTTCCAAATGTAAATGCTTGTGCTTTTAAAGTAGCAGCAGTTGCATTAACAGATTTCTTAAGTAGGTAATATAGAGGTTGACTTGAACCTTCTTCTATAGAATAGACACTAATATCAGTTGGGTCTACACTACTACTAACAGAAAAGTTAACATCTACATCTGTTATAAATGTAACTGAACCATTTGAGGTAGAAGAAAATTCACTACCTTGATTTATCGTTAATGCGTAATCAAAATCTGGTTCTGAACTTTCTCCAGACCCTTTTACAGGAACGGTTTGATAGACTTGTAATTTTACTTTTGCAGGAGATGTTACCTTGGGTCTATACCCAAGTGACTCTGCTATTTCATATACATTTTTTCTTTGTTTAGCGTGAAGTAACATATTCTCACGAACTGCATTATCAATATAGTAATTTAGGACATCACCTACATATGCTGCCATTTCAATAAACATCATACCAGGAGATGTTTCATTGAAGTCATTATAAGAGTTAGGAAAATATATTCTTGCAAAATCAATAAGATTATTTCTTAGTGATGCAAAATCTTTTCCTAAATATTTTACCTCTTTACTTAAAGGTTGTGTATTTTCTGCCATTTAATTTCTCTCTAAGTTTCTGTCACATTTTCACCATCAGTACCTGATATAAGTCCAAATGCTTCGTTAAAAGTAATATTAGTTTCTGTAATATTTTCTAAATCATCTCTGAGTGAAAATCTAATTAGAATTTTTAACACATTTCTATCAATATCATCGGGCGACTCACTAATAATTATCTCTCTGATTAAAATATATGGTAACCAGGAATCAACTGCTTCCATTATTGCTGCTTCAATATCTTCCTTTAATATCTCAGCATTGTTAGGTTCAAATAATATGTTCCACAAATTAGAACCAAGTGTAGGATGATTTAGTCTCTCTCCTTTTCTGGTCAACAATAAGTTTCTTAGATTTGCTCTTGCTTGTGATAACTGAGAATAGTTTCTTTTAAACTGACCTTGGTTATCTGGAACAAATGGTAAATCAATACCAACTGCAACATTCTGGTCAAACTTTGATGCTACTGGACCTGCAGTTGCTGGTGGTATATCCTCTGGTTCAATGAATATATCAGGTTCTGGTTGATATTGTGCTTCAGCCATTATGGTCTAAATCCCCCTTTCTCTGATTTCTTTTGGTCAATCTTTTTCATCAATCCACTATAATCTTTAGTTAATGCTTTTGAAACTGCGTCTGGTAAATCATCCATACTCATACCCATACTTTGTGCTGTTTGTTGTGCTACAGATTGTCTTTGACCTTGTGGTGTAAATTCTTCATATCCCATCATACTTGCTAAATTAGAACGATTAAATCCCGCAGCATCTTGTGATGTAAAAGAAACTTCTTGTTCTGTAGTCTCTCTTGTGTTTCCAAGTGTCATAGCAGTCTCATTCAAAAGGTCATTTAACATAGGATTATCTTTTACAAATTCTCTTTTTTCTTGTACTGGTTGTACATTTTTTATTCCTTGTTTCATAACTTTTTTATGGTCTGTCTTAGGATTCATTGCTTCTTGTATTGCTTCTTTAACACCTTTTTTTATTTCTTCTCGTACAACTTTACGAATTAGTGTTTCCAATACTTTTACTTGTTTTCCCATATTAACCTCCTATGGTATTAATTTTCCTTTACCAACCTTTACACCAAACTGACCTTTGTT